TGTAATGATGAAACTGCCATTTGTTATCTCCTATGTGTTTATTTACCTGAATCAGGTGGGTGAAAAATCACCCACCTTTTCCTTGATTAACCAGCAGCAATCTCGCCAGTGTTCTTGATACGCAATGGGATGTAGATAAATTCTACAGCCTTCACTGGTTCAATTGCAATGTCAACCCACAATTCGTTGCGGTCAATACGTGCTGGAGTGTTGTTGCTCAAGTCACAAACAACCAGGTAGTCATAAATTGCTCGTTTAGCAATTAGATCAATCATCAAGCTGTTGCACAAGTTGGTGATTTCGTTACGTGTGATTTCATCGTTGGGTTCAAACAAGAACAGTTTACCAATTTCTTCAAGTCGTCCACGCAGGAATGCAACCAGGCGAGCAACGTTGATACGATCCAGTGCTGTGGTTGTGGTAGTTGTGGTCTTGTTACCAAAGTTGGTGATACCAATGCCTGGGATGAACGTGATCGGATTGATGTTGCGTTCATACAAGATGTCGCGAACACTTTGACTCACACCAATCTGTTGGAACTCACCAGTGGCACTTTCAATATAACCAATTGCGCTGGCATTGTCCACAACACCTCGGCGTGTTCCAGCTGGCGCCAACCAAGGGTAGCTCACAGCATCACTGCGTAGAATTGTACGTACCATCATGTGGCTTGGCGGAGCAACAACTATGTTGCCACCCAAGTCTGTAGTTTGGCAGCTGGGGTAGAATGCGCCAGCATAGTTGCTGGTTGCACTGTTGCCATCTTCAGTTGGCAAACCTTCGCCGTTGTTGTTGGTTGCCCAAGTCACAAGTTCAGTGCCAGTTACGCCAAGTCGCATTGGAGTATCTGCTACCACAAACAGGGTGTTGTTGCGCTCATTGCTGAGTGCAATCATGTTTGGTGTCAACTCAGGGTACGCAGGTGATGCAATAATGTTGAACTGGTTTTGTTCTTCACGTGCGGCAGTACTAGTATCAATACCCGACTTCATTGCAGCTACAACCATCTTGCGTTGTGCTTGACGTCCAGAGTACATTGCTCCGTCTGCTTTGTTTCCACTGGCAGTTAGCCAGGTATTGGTCACAGCAGGCAAAGTGTCATCAGGGAATGTTGTGCTGTTAAAGTAATTGACCTGGAAACTCTTGACATTGTATCCCGAACGGCGTGTGTTAAACAACAACATACCTTGTGGATAAAGTGCAGGATCTGGTGCATCTAAGTCTAGATAATTGCTATCTAACAAACTAGCAATTGTCGGGATTGGATCAGCAATTGGATCTGTGGTACCGTTGGGTGCCCAACGAGCATCTGCAAATAGCACACCGTTTTCAGTCACCTGATCAGTGGTGTCAATTGCCACCCACTGATCAACACCACTAACTGGCTGCCAGCGATACATCACAGGATAATTTTCTAGATCACTGGAATCAATCCACAAATCACCGTACTCAAGCGGGCTAAGACTTGCGTCATTTTGTGTGGTTGGTTCAGATGCTGCAATAATTGGACCTGATGCATTGGTCAGTGACAGATCAAATCCGCGGACATCGTTGTTAACGTTCTGATATCCAAACCAGGAACCATTGTTTTGAATCATGATGTCCACATCACTTACTGTGCTGTAGAACCATAAACGGCCATCGGCCGGATCTTGATCAGGAGCTGTGTCACTGGCAGTGTATGTAAACAGATCAGTAGTGACCCAGTTACTTAATGTTAATCTCAAAGGATCAGTGGGATTGGGCCGACACAAAGGAGTAGAAGTTGTAAACCCAGCAGTAGTAACTGGGGTGCCAGTGTTATTAATCAAATTAATACGGCCACCAAGGCTGTGTGTAATCACTATATTACCAGCTGAGTTAACACTAGCTGACACAAAAGGTACATTAGCAGCACTAACTGCTGCAATAAAATCAGCTACAGTGCCTGTTCCTGCTATAGTTGCTATAGCTAGATTGTTATTACTAGCATTTGCATTAGTGGCTTCAATTGTAAATTGATTGCCAACAATAAATGCGTTGCCAACAGGTGATGTGGTGCCAGTAACTACTAATTGTCCAATGGTATATCTTTCAAGAATTTCAAAAGATCCTACAGACAAAGGTGCGTATAGATAATAACTAGAATCATACTGCACAAAAGTTGTACCTGCTGGAATATTTTTTCCGCCGCCGCTAGGGTCAAGAGCAGCTATAGCCGCACGATCAGACGAGTAAGCCGGGACTGCTTGAGATACAAAGGTGTCAAGGGCAGCGTTATATTTTTTAAGTGAAATGCTTAATCCATTGTTTGCAATGCTAACATTGTTCCACACACTGCCAGTTGGGCGAGGTGTAGTATCTGTAGTTCTCCAACGTGGACTCTGGTAGCTATAACCTGGAAAATATACTGGAGCAAGATAATTATTGGCAGTAATACCCAGAGCCAGCAGTAATGTTGAACCCGAATTGGGCCCAGCTTCGATATCTATAACACCTGCAGTTTCGCTGGAGTTATCATTGCCGGCGGTTTCGTCAGCATACATCACCAACTTACCAGAAACTGCTGCGGCTGTGACACCTGCGATTGTTGCGTTGTTGATAGCAGTAGCAAAACCTGCCACAGTAAGTGCAGTCCCGCCAGCACCAACTGTGACTAAACTACCATTGATATACATGTTGTAACCATTGGTTAAACTAGATGGTGCGTCAGTGCCACTAACTGTTGGCCAATTAGTCTGCCAAGCTTCAGAACCTAGCAATTGCCAAGAGTTATTGTCTATTTTGTAGTAGACAGGCAGCAAAGTACTTAATGTGACTACTGCATAGTCGCCAATGCTGCCAATGCTGGCCAAAGGAGTATAATCACCGCCTGCTGCATCCTCAACTTCGGCAGTGCTTGACACTGTGATAGGCACTTGATTGGTAAATGTTGCAGTGGTCTGATTCCATTCAAAAATTCCCCAGGTACTATTGGTAGTATCTAACCAGTATGTGCCATTGGCTGCAGAACCAACTGGACGAGACAGCGTAGCTGTAAGCTCAGTAAGGTCAATGTCCACACGTTGAACATATGCACGATTGGTAACGCCCAGGGCTGAGTAAGCAGCAAGCAAGCCGTATTCGTTGAGTTCATAGCCATTGATAGGAGTACCAGTGGTTGTGTTGTAGAAGAATGGCACACCAAATGTAGCTGCCAAATCACGTTGACTAGTGATCAAATAAGTTTTGTTAGCGTTTGCAGCAGTAGTGCCAGCGGCCACAGTGATACCATCACTGGATACTTTGTTCTGTGCAGTTGCCACTACAAAGTAGGGAACTGTGTTAACTGCTGAGGGGATGTATTGACTTTCGTCAATTACTGTTACTTCTACGCCGGGAGAGATTAGAGCCATCTTGTGGTTTCCTTTTCAAGTTGTAGATATTTATAGGTATATTCAAAAAAGGTGGTTCTACACTGCCCTTTGCCAAAGGTCCTGGGTAAATACTGTATGAAAAGACCATTATGTCAGGCTTGCCAGCAACGGTTGTGTGCTGTAAACTATCACAAAGATAATGTGCCTCATTATCGCAGTCGCTGCGAGACTTGCCAACGAAAGAACAAGGGACTAAAGCCAAGAGAACCCAGCTGGCAAACAGCTGGGTATCGAAAGAAGATGACTTGTGATCGTTGCGGGTTTAGAGCCCGATATTCAGCACAGATGTTGGTGTATCACGTTGACGGCAACCTCAACAATGTTGAGGCTAAAAATCTCAAGAGTGTGTGCCGAAACTGCGAAGTCGATTTGTCAAAGTCTGATTCTGTGTGGCGGCTCGGTGATCTGCAACCAGACGTGTGATTAGTTCAACAGTGTTTCGTTGCAGATCTGCCAGGGTGCCGTTGTTGTCAATCACATAGTCTGACATCCAAGGCTCCAGAGTCATGCTGGATTTGTCTTCCTGGGGCAAGTGATCACTGCGATCAACCCAGATAGCATAGTCAAATACACCAGTATTACGCATAGCATGAAATTCAGCTTTGTTTCGTAGTCCACAGTAGATTTTGTTTTCAGCAAAGATTTCCCGACCCAGTCTAGCATAATCGTCCTTGCAGTAGGCATGAATCATGTCATACCATTCTGATCTGTGATTGTGGCGATCCAAAAAACATTGCTCATAAGTGGTGTATCCGTACTTGTCTTTGAGCTCTGCATAGATGAACTTTTCAGCACAAAAGTCTGAACTGGACCGAAAAGAGTATTCGAATGTATCACGCAAGATATCACACACAGTATCTTTGCCGTGTCGAGCATTGCCAATAATCAGTAATTTAGGTAGTGTTTTCATTTGATAGTTTCCTCAAACCATGTTTTACAAGCGGGCCAGTCTCGGTAAACGTGTGCCAGGCCGCCCGCTGCCTGCCATTCTGCACAGTTGCTTGTACGATCATCAATCAAGATATCAGTGGGGTTTTTGCAGTGTCGCCACTTGTCAAAAGAGAATGGACCAATAGTAACTGGAATGTCCCGAAAGTGTTCTTGTGCCCAGAAAACTTTGTCGCTTACTGCAAACGGCATTGAATAATCATGCGGCAGGGCTGTTAAAAATCTCAATGTACCATCAGTTTGCTGCGTAAGATCACGGCAGTAATTGACCAATTCGACTGCACCTGATTTCAAGGGTAATGAACGATAAAAATGCGAATCAGCTTTGAGTCTATCCCAGTCAGCTGGTGGAATACGTTCATCTGTGAGATGATCCCATCGCATCTTTAAGAAATCCTGTGCGTGTGCTCGCCAATCGGCTACTACATCATCCATGTCAAGATAAATGTTCATTTGAGTTCTGTAATGTTTAGATGTTGAAGTGTTTGTTGCAGCATATCAATTTGCCGCTTGCAATCTTCTAGGGCGTGGTGACTAGTAGAAGGCTTTGGTAAGCCTGGCCACAAACTGTACACTGTACGGGCATCGCGCACCACATAAAATTGCCAAGGTAGCGGCTTACCAAAGCTCTTGTACGCATGCTCAATGATGTTCATGTCATAAGTGGGACCATTAGCCCATATTAGTTTGCTTTGCCAAATAAATTTAGCCAGCTCATCTAATGCTTGATCTAGTGGAATACGATCGTCTTCGCCAAACGCTTCTTCCCTGGCAGCATCAGGTTGGCTTGCCCACCAGTCAATGGTGTCTTGCTGGATGCTGCGATTCTCTTGGCTCTCTAATGTGATACGAGCATAGTAATGCCGATCGTGATAACCTGTGCCCAAAGGATCAAAACTTTGTGCAGCAATAGTTAGAATGGTTGTGTCAGGACCGGTACCCAGTCCTTCGATGTCTATCATTAAATCGGCCATACTGCAAGTATAGCACAATTACTGGGTCATGTCAATGCTCATGTGTTCTTTAAACCATTCGATCATGGCATTTCTGGTAGGATGATATTGATCAGACTCTAGCCGATCTTGATGTTTGGCCCATTCATATGGGTTGCTGTTCATGTTGAATTTAGACCAGTCCACTAAATTATTCAGAGAAGAAGTGCGATCTAGTTTGCCATGTGCATGTTCTTCCCGGCACCCAATATCACCGTGCTCGGTGTTGTATATAAATGCCATCTGATAGGAAATTCCCCGAGCAACAAGTAGACTTTGTAGGTTAACAATGCTCATCAAGGTAAGTTCGCTTAGATACTGACTGTTGGGTTCTGAACCCAGATACTGTGCTCGCATAAAGATCTGTACTGGATCTGGCACTGCACCAAACACTCCTGTACCTAGAAAGCCGCCTGAATGATACCAAGCCATGTTGCCAATGTTGCAGCTGGCCACCCAATCGCCATCAGGGTTGTTATGTTGTGTACGCTGTAGTTCTTCGCTGACCGGAAAGTCAACTCGATTAATACCAGACCATAACACTACCACATGGTCATAGTGTTGTTGCGATAACTGATGCATTGCTCTGGCAGCAATTGCTTGATTGCCAGTGCCCGGGCTAGCTAGCACATGGTACTTTGCAGCGTTTATTCCCATGTCGCCGTTATATCGAGCTTGCAGCCTGGACATAAAGCTGCAACCAATCATCAGTGTTTGACCGTTAGCCAATTACAAAAGTCAATGGTTGTGAACCATCTACATACAGTTTGAGTTGTTCCAGTAGTGCATCCATCTGTGTTTGTGCTTCGCTTTTCATAGCTGCACCGTTTAGGCTACCGCCACCTTGTGGGCCGGCAATGGTGCTGAACTTTTCACGAGCTTCTCCGATGATCATTTTAGAAACAGCAACCATATAGTCACGGATCCATTGTCCAGTTTGGTGATCGGTCAACAACTGAATCTCAGGCTTGAGTTGATATGCCCAAAGCAGCACATTTTCCCCGGTGCCTTTTGGATCCCGTATCAACTGCAACTTCTTGGTCACAGGATTCCAGGTGTAGTTCATAAAGCCACCAAACATTTTAGCAGCTAGTTCCACATACTGGCTGTAAAAGTCATAGGTAGCAAGACCGCCGGCCACGTTAAAGTTCATGAGATAAACGTTGATACTGGCCTGTGCAAATGGATCAAAATTACTGGCAAACGGTCCTGTAGAATCGCCAAATGTTCTACGAAAAATTTGGCGCACGGCGGTAACTTCTTGGGGCAATGTATAGATATTAACGTCCCGAATCAGTTCCATAAAGATGTAGGCTTCTTCGTAAGCTGCGTTACTACGCTGTCGGAATGTGCCAATGGTCTTTTGATACGCAGCTTCAAAGTGTGCAGGGTCTAATTCAAGATCAATGATCTGATTGCCCAGCAATAAGCCCACGTAATCAATAAGATCTTGCTTGAGCTGGGGTAATGTATTTTCGGCCATATAAGGAACTCCGTTCCTTATATTTAGCTCACCAGGTCTTGAGCACCATCAAGTTATCAGTGCCGCGTCCATTGAACCCTGTTTCAGTAGTGCTCAAGTCTTTGAAGATTTTACGAGCAGCCGGTTTACCAGCGGCCTGCATGGCCTTGATTACTTCGGCGGGTTTTCGCACAGTCTTTTGCATGCTCTCAGACACACTGAACCCAATTATGGAATTGCTTTTTACAGTAAACGACCCTGCATGCGAGTCTGCCACAATGTGAATCAGCTTGCGCTTTTTGGTGTCATACAGCCAGGCTTCTGTTTTTTCCACCAGGCTTGCAGCAGGCAATCCTTTGAGTTTGAGGTCTGCAAACTCCAGCACAACTTTGAATTTGACGGCACGTTTCTCTGGAGACACTGTTTTGACTGCACGTGGTTTACGCTCGACCTTTTTAATCTGCACGTATGCACCGCAGTCATTGACCACAGTTTCACAAAACTTTAGCACATTACGCATTTGGATCTTGCTGAGATAACCGTAGCCTTCAACCAGTTGTGCGTCTTTGCCTTTGATTACTTCTTCAAATTCAGTTTGTTTGCGTTTCCAGATATCAGCCAAGGTGCTCACCATTTGTGGTGCCACATTCATGCCACGGATTAGCACAATTGGCTTGTAGTCTGCACTCATCTTGGCACCAGCCATGACAAACTCGTCAAACAAGCCATCTAGTTCGCCGGCACATTCGCTTACTTTTTCACGCAGTCGGTCCTGGATGGTCAGTCGTGCT